AGCACCCCATACACCGTAGGTCTTCCTACCCCTGTTATCTACAAACCAATTGCTACGATAGTCAATCTTGATGTGCATTATCTCAGAAGCAGGTATTTCTTTGGCATTTAGTTTCATCTCACGAAGCAGATACTTTTCTGCCTTAGTGATAGGACTGTCCTCAGTAGCGTCAAACACCGAGTTTATACCGCCTCTTGAATCAACAATAGTAATTTGCTTGATTGGTAGGTTTTGCAAGTCTGTTATACCATCTCCCTGCCTACCTACAATCTTGTTGATGTCGTTACCGTACACCATCATGTTACGCATAGCGTTAATCATAATGTCATCGAAGTCTAGCCTCTCTTCTACTAACTCACGTATAGCATCACGTATAGCGGCATTTCTACCACGCTCAAACTGTATCTCATAATTATTGGCCGTTAGTGATACTGCTCTTACTGCTCCGTTCAACTCAGGGTCTAGTTTCAACATCAAGTCATACATATCAAACTCATTGTCATAATTACTGTCTTTTTGTAATCTTTCTGTATCACGCATAAGGTCAGGAATACCTGCGGCAACACGCAAACTCTTGTTTGTTGGCACTCTACCACTACTCGCTATCCTTCTTTGAGGCTCGTTACTCTTCCAAAATTGATACCATGCTCTACGCTCACTCATATCTATGGCTAGTAAGCGGTGGTTTATCAATTTTTGCTCTTTTTTGTAATTATTTTTATTTTTTCACACTTTTTCAGAAAAAATAAATCGTTGTACTGCTCTACAATTCTGTAATTATTTTATTTATTCTAAGACCTAGATAAAAAAAGATAGTAACTTATTCTAAGTTATCTTTTAGAATGGATTATGGCGGCTTTTCCAAACATCCCTCTTTGAAGAAATAAAAGAATTAAAAAATAATGGCGCAGTCTAGCGATTTATTTATTTTTTAGCCTTCTGAAATAACTAAAAGAAGTAACAGTTATAAGCCAAAGATGACTCGTTAGGCTCAATGAGCGATGCTCCAAAGAAACGCTACTATCGTGGCGGAAAACAATTAATTGAAAAGTATGCGGCCGAGCGTAACTTTCATAGTGTGCATGAGTTTTCTAGATTCTTGCATTCTGTTGAACCGGCTAGAACCGTACATGGGTGGCGTAATGCAATCTTACGTTGGCAAAAAGCGGGTGGTGTAGTAACCTATGCAGAACATTCTGCTAATGCGGCTAGATTTAACAGTAACGAACCTGCTAGACTAACCACATACTATGATAAGGAGAATGATTGCTATTTATCGTTTATACCTTCCCAAGAATCAATAGTTAGAATATCAGGCGAACAACATAGGGCAATGAGGCATTCTTATTCTGCCGAAGGCGAAAACCTAACAGTAGAAGATATGGCTAGAAAATACGCTAAGTCTAGTAATTTTATACGTGAGTACATTACTGCTTATAATTGGTCACATACTATGGATGTATTTACAGATGAATCCATAGAAAACCATAGCGTAGATGAGTTAGTAGAAACTACTTTGTCCTCAAAGCGTAGACAAGTAAGAGAAAAGGCTAACAAGAAGCAATGGGCTAGCATAGAAAAAGACGCAAACAGAATGCGTATGCTAGATGAAACACTACTCAATGAGTTTCGTGAGGCTATTAGTAAAGGCAACTTAGCAAAAAAGACTGTCAAGCGGTTAAAAATGAAAGAAGCAGACCCATATGCAGTTGTAATATCCCCAACAGACCTGCATTTCGGCTCAGGGGCATGGGTTGACGAAGTAGGTGAGCATTACGATACGCACGAAGCAAGAATAAGACTTATTAACAGGACTAATAACTTAATAAGTAGGCTTCCTAGTAGGCCTGAAAAAATTATTGTAGCAACAGGTTCAGATTGGTTTCACATAGATAACGAAGAAGGTAGCACAACCAAAGGCACACCACAAGACCTATCCACTAGTCCTGCACAGATATTCATAGACGGTTGTGAGTTAGCGAGAGAACATATAGAGTTACTTAGAGGCGTATCTCCCATACAAGTAGTATTTATGCGTGGTAATCACGATAGGCAAATGGCTTTGGCTCTTATGATGTATCTGAAAGCCGTATACGAAAATTGTGACGATGTAGATGTAGTCCTAGACCCTAAGTTAAGAAACTATGTTACATGGGGTAATAACTTACTAGGTTTTACTCATGGTGACGGTGTTAGAGGCCACGACCTACCGCTACTTATGGCTTCTGAACAAAGAAAAGAATGGGGTGCTTGCGAGCATCACGTTTGGTTTCACGGTCATCTTCATCATCAACGCCTTCTTGAGAAAGGTGGCACTACTGTTATCCAACTACCTAGTTTGGCCGGTTCTGACCGATGGCACTATCGCAAGGGTCATGTTTTGGCAAGAGCAGGTATATGCGCCCATCTAATTGACAAGGAGTTGGGTTTAATAGGTAATTTGTTTGCACCGGTATTGAGTGAGTAGGACATGGGTAAGTTTTCCACAGATTTTGCAATGGCTCGTTCCCGTAACGATGTCGAATACTTCTACAAGTGGTTAGGTTACACTTGGGGCGAGCATATTGGTGAATGGATGGATATGTATGGTACTAGAGATGACGTTTCTGTTCACCGTGTATGTGTTATCGCTCCACGTGACCATAGTAAATCCACTACTTTGAGGGTAAAACTATTACATAGCGCACTTTTTGAGAAATGGCGTAACAAGCCCTTTACTTGTTGGTTATTTTCCGCTAGCAAAGACCTTGCAATGCGTAGATTAGAAGAAATTAGAGAAGATATGAAGCGTCATCCCCAACTTAGCAAGTATCTGAACACAAAAAGAGGCAACAAACTAGAATTGCACTTTAACAACGGTGCGTGGATTCGTGCAACTAGCGTAGGTGCGGCTATTCGTGGTGAGCATCCTGCTTGTATTGCTTTTGATGACGTTCTAGACGACATGGGTGACATGGATTGGACTAACATACGTAATTGGTTTCGCAAAAAAGTTACTCCTATGCTAAGTCCGGGTACTTCTATTTACTGCGTAGGTACACCTATGTCTATGGTTGACCTTTACCATACTGAGATGATTAACAATGATGCGTGGAAGTCAGGCGTTTGGTCTAGCATTCCTAATTGGGATGAAACAAAATCTGACCCTACAATAGAGCCGCAAGCACTTTGGCCTGAGTTTAGGCCTGTAAAGTTTCTTTTAGAACAAAAGAAAGCGATGGGGGAGTTAGCATTCGTACAAGAGTATCTTTGCAAGGTCATAGATGACGAAGCCGCTTGCTTCCCTAGAAATCTTACACGTAAGAATCTAAAGATGGATGCGGTGTTTGAGAATGAGAAGTTGACTACTGATAGATATTCTATTGGTTTTGACCCTGCACATGGGTTAGGGCAAGACTATTCCGTAATGGTATGCCTAAGACAAGATAGTGATGGCTACATACACCTAGTCAACATTTGGCGACGTAATGATTTTCCACCTGACAAGCAAGCAGACATAATGGGTGATTGGAGTAAAAGGTACGGTACTCCTGCGTTTGCGGTTGAGGCAGTAGGTTTTCAACAACTATACAAAAGTTTGTTGGCTAACAAAGGTATAATGGTAGACTATCGTGAAAGCAAGGTAGGTAACAGAACACTAAAGCAAGGGCTTATGAACCGTATGCGGGTATGGTTAGAACGAGAGTTAGTAATGATTCCCTACGGTAATGACTTTACAAGAAAAGAAGTTAATATCCTACTAGAAGAATTAGAAAGTCACGCATGGCGAGATGGTTTGATAGTTGATTTAGGCAAGCATAACGATTGTGCTATGGCTTTTGCACACGCTCTTGACCAATTCACATACAAAACACCTTCCACACCTGTCATTATGAAAACTATGAATAAAGGAGAATGGTCAGGCGGTTCTACTAAAGGTATACAAAGAAGTCGTGACAGTCCGGTAGGTGGAAGAATAATTAACAGAAGGTATGATTGATGAGTAAGTTAGATGCAACTAGAAGTAGAATAACAGGTAAGCCTTTCAAAAAGCAAGACCCTGCGGTTAGACGACATGGCCCTATGAAAAAGAAAGAAGTATATCGTATAGTAATAGAGAAAATCCTAAACGATGCAGAAGATTGGATGACTGCTGATGAGATTGCACAAGAAGGTAAGAAGTACATATCCCCCTTTTGGAGTCCTTTGAGTAAAATTAGGGTCGGCACAATCCTAAGACCATACGTGGCTGACGGCCGTGTGAAAAGTAGGAAGCCTCTACAAAACTCCCCAAAGGAATATCGGGCTAGGAAGAAGTTTGACGTACCCGAAGCCTATCTAGCAAGCCAACACAATTTCAAATAATTTTTTTCAAAAAAAATATTAAAAATTGATTGAGGGGGTAGGCAATACAGACCATAAGAGCCGGTGTAGTTTTTGCACCGTCGCAGTACAACGTTTTTGAGAGAGAGGGCGTTACAAAACATCTATATCCGACGGCCTCAGTAGCCTATTTTATGCGTGAAGCAATAGGAGTTTATGATAATAAGACGAATGCCCCTGCGGGAGACATCTTCGATGCCGAAGATGTCAGCAGGGTAGAGAGGGTAACTCTCGGTGAGAGAGTAAATCTCAGGTCAGACCTACCGACCCCAAAGAGAGCCACCACATACGGCAGGAGAGCCGACCTCGCAAATCTTCCAATCGTGAGAGTGGATTCATTTGATGACATCATCACGGCAGGCAAAAAGGCAATGACCCTAGAGGTCACAAAGTACCGCCGAAGTACCATGAATGTAGAGTCTGACGACAAGAGCAGGGTTTCAAGGAAAGGCCACCACACAAGCCTTGAATTGACTAGCAAGGATTCAATGCTATGCCCTATCTGCGAGTGTGGATTAATCCACCCTAAGACATTCACCTGCAACGGTGGACACCCAACAAAGACACGATGCGGTCAATCCGTAGATATCGAAGCGTATGATATCACAATCGTGACAATGAACGACGTAGCCAACAGATACGAACCAAAAGCAAGAATGCCGGTCTTCGGAATCGAGAACGGTGAATTAGTGTTCAGGGGTAACGCTACCCTAACCCGTCGAGGTGGCTCAGACAAGGCACAGAACAACGCCGAGAAGTGGCAGACATCCCGCCGAAGGGTCAGGGGCGAAAAGCCATCATGGGGTTCATACAACGTAGAAGGCGGTTCATTCCGCTCCGGTATGATTGCACTAGAGGCACACATCGAGGACAAGGTTTTCAGAACCTTTGCAACCATCGCCTTCGATGAGTCAGACACCGACGCAATGACCAACAGGGGAGTTACCATCCAAAGCAGGGGAGTCAATCTCTTTGACCGTGAGGTGACTGAGTAAGACGGTACGGCAGGGGGGGCGAAAGCCCCCCTTGACCTACAACATATCAACCGTTACAAAACTAAGGGAGTGAATAAAATGACAGACAAAGAATACGAAACCGTTACAAAACTAACTGACGAAATGTTCCAAATCGTAGGGGCTACCCTACCGGCAAGGAGTAGACCGAGCGGGAATCAAATCCCACACGGAAGGGTCAACCCCGTTACAAAACAAAGAGCGAAGAGGATAACAGAATTATCAGCCGAGTACATCCATCACGACTTTAGAGGGTCGCCATGCCTAACCGCAACGGCACACTTCTTCAGGGTAAGAGGTGCAATCCATTGGGTACACTTCTCAAGCGATTTCGTGAGGGCAATGCGAAAGAAGGGGTACATCATCAGGCAAAGGACTTCCCTCATCAGGAAATCAGGATATACAGTATCAGACTTCGTTACAAAAGTTACAGGCGAGATGTCGGCAACCGTTACAAAACAACTAGCACATAGAGGCGAGATGCCTGACTATCTAGTGTTCATCGTGTGGACTAACAAGGAGCAGGGCGTATCTCACATCTTCGCAACAGACTTCTTCGGAAACGTTCAAGTGGACACCGCACCTGTCGAGGGCGTGGACAATCGGGAAGTCATCAACGTGTTCGGAGTGTGGTACTGATGGGATTCAAGAAGCGAGCCAAAGCAAAGCAGGCACAGGCGAAGAAGGCCACCGTTACAAAACTTAACCAAGTCATCACAGATGAGGCAGACAGGGCTAATTTCCTAATGGAGCAACTACACCTTTACAACGACAACGTTAGAGGGTTCAAAGGATTTGCAGGTTCTTGTATCACAGATTCAATGCTCTTCGTCAAGGTGTGGAATAGACTAGGATGGGGAAAGGCCGAGCCTGTATGCACAGACCTAGCAGGAATAACCTATCATCTAGATAGTGAGGGGGCTGTTACAAAACCTAGAGGGGCACATTGTACCCTATGGCATAAGGGTCACGATGGCGACGACCCAAAATACCCAAACCCAAGAAGCAACCCACGATATTACCAAAAGGGAGCAACAGGGTATGACGGCCACATAATTGTCAAGACCCCTAACTATTACCTAGACCCAACACTAGGCCAAATCAATCGAAGTGATGGAAACATTGTGCCTATCTCATGGGGCTTCTCGGCTGATGAGGCAAAGGCTATCGAGGATTACGAAGAAGGCCTACAACGCCTATTCATCACACCCCACGACACAACCATCAGGGTCAGGGCACACGAAGATAGAATTGGTGTTACAAAAGAAACTCCTATCACAGATGAGTTTGTCGTCAAAATCCCAATGCTAAGACCACAATCAACCGCACCTGAAAAGGTAGCGATATGTCAAATCCCAACTGAGGATGACAAGCACCTTGCTATAATCGCATGGGCTATCCGCACCGACATAGACTTTGAAACCGAGTTAGCAATACACCGTCAATTCTTTGCAACAAATGACGGATGGTACAATGAGCGAAAGGTACACGGCAGGGGCTTGTATGCACAGGTCATCAACACACTAACGCAACTACAAAAGGGGGTGAATAATTGAAGCGAACAATATGGGGCGAAATAGTATTTCGGTTTTACTCATGGTACATTGACCGATTTGGTACAGTAATTTACAGTCGAACATACAACAACGACAAGGAGTGATACAAAAGTGATAAGCGAAAAGGAATGGAATGAAATAAACGAAGCGATTGCAATTGACGGGAATGGTGAGCCAACAGGCCTACACTATCCCCCCGAAATGCGATGCGAGCATTGTGGCAAAATGGTAAGCCGTAACAATATGTATTGGGTGCGAGTCCGTACATACAACGGTGGCACTTCCGAAAAGTGGTGCGTTACCTGCTACAATAAGTGAAAGCCAAAGTCCTCGCCCGCCGCAAGGCGGGTGGGGCAAACACAATTTAGTACAATATATCTGCCGTTACAAAACATTTTGTTACATACAATATGTTGTAATTATATGGCCGTTACAAAACAACCGTTACAAAAGAGAAAGCCGTTACAAAAGAAAAGAAAAGAGATACTGCCGTTACAAAACTCATGCTTCATCTTCCGGTGGTGGCGGAGCGTTACAAAAGATTTGTAGAACATTAGCGTCAGGCTCACCCGTTACAAAACATGGGAAGTAAAGTGTTACAAAAGTTTCACTCATCAGTATCACCAATCCACTCCCATCGGGAATGACCCGTTACAAAACCCCTGAACCTGTAAAACTTGGAATCAGGGAATCCCCACTCGTTACAAAACTTAGGGTCTATCTCGGCTCTTGTCGGCAGTTTCGCTCTTTGCTTCTGTGTTGGCATGATTAGTCCTAGAAGCCACTACTATATGAAGTTGTTGATGCCGTTACAAAACTATTTGTAACGTTAAAATAATTGTAAAAAACGTTACAAAACAAAAAAAACGTTACAAAAGAGAGAGAGAGAAAACGGCCGTTACAAAAGGTTGCCTACGGGTGGTAAGTGGTGTCTGTTACAAAACAAAGCGTGAAACAATAGTCTGTTACAAAACACCGGTATGCACAACAACTACAAAAAGCAATTCCCGCAGGTTGCGTTACAAAACTTACCACCCGCAGGACTTGGTTGGATGCACCGCACCCTGCGAGTGTTACAAAACTTACTCTTTGGTCAATCTATCAATTATCTCCTGTGGAACATCTGCTCCCTCTTTCGATGCGGTTAGTAGTACGTCGCCCACTACTGCGTAAAAACTAGGGATGCCTAGTGCTACATCACGAAGTACACTAGCCTTCATGTTGATAGGTAGTTGATACATGAGGCCTTCTTCATTTGCCCACATATCTACCCCATCGAAGGAGCATACTCGCTCGATAAGCCCACCAACCACACCTTGCATATCTGCAAGGCCGTTGATAGGCACGGTTGTCGTTGTGCCGTTGCTTTGGATTTTCAATCCTTGTGCCATGTACCCCCCTGATTCGCTATACTATATGAACCAATCGTTTCCGTTACAAAACGTTTTGTTACGTTTTATATGTTGTCCGTTACAAAACTTTTTCGTTACAAAACTTTTCCGTTACAAAAGAAAGAGAGAGAGAGAAGAGAGAGAGAGGGTGTTACAAAAGACCGTTACAAAAGTCCGTTACAAAAGAAAGAGAGAGAGAAGAGAGAGAGAGGGTGTTACAAAAGACCGTTACAAAAGTCCGTTACAAAACCCTCTCTACAATCTTATCTAATCTCTATCCCACCTCACTTTGTTTCCATCTGTGTCAATGTAGCCATCGTACTTGGATGAACCTTCGTCGCTGAATCTGTGGTCGTCAAACTTGAAATTAACATGAATGCTCATGTCGCCGGAGTATTCTGAAATCCACATTTTGTATTCGTGGTGAGGATTTGTAGCCCATGCTTTTTCTGTTACAAAAGATTCTTCATGGTTCTTTAGTTGTCTAAGGATGTCTTTCAACATTTTTTGTGTTACTGTCAGGTTGATTGTTGCTCCTTGCCAATCATAGTTGTTTAAGGCCATTTTAAGGCTGATTGACGGCCTCTTTGACTTCATCCGGTCAGTACCCTCATCGTACCAATGGGCGGTCTTATCCGCCGTTACTTGGGCTATTTTCGTTAGCAGGCTTTTTTGCGTTGTGTATGCTTCATCAGGCATAT